TGAACGACACTATCAAAGAATTAACTGTTACAAAATCACTCAAACTTCTGTGCGATGGTTTCAAGAATGACTTTGCCCAATATGTGTTTGCCGAAATTCAAAATACGGATCTGTTTGAACAAATTGCAAGTGAGTTTGTGATGGAAAACATTCCTGTGGTTGATGAGGAAACCCAGATGGAACTTTCGGGAATGCTGTTGGAATCTCTGGACATTGTTGCACGATGACTGAAGAACAAATCCTACAACTTGCCGAAAAGTTCAAATTCTGTCTTCGTGATGAAGATTGCATTAGGGATTGGAAAATAACTCCCTCTCTTATACTTGAATTTGCCCGAGCAATGTATGATAATGGATACGATGAAGGTTACTCAAATTGTTCTCTTGATATGGGAGATGAAAATGTATGACTTACTCTAACCTCTTGCAAGTATAACCTCTATGTTGTCTATGAATACCTTTACCAACTAAACACATTTTGTTTGGTAGTAAGTTATTCTCTCTACAAAACTTTTTGAGATTTGATACTTCTAAAGTTTCTCCATTTGGTGTAGTTACAATCCATTTTTGTTCTGCGATTGTTCTACCTTCACTCTTAAACTTTTCTCTTTGAGATTTGTTGCCTTTTATTCCATTCTCTTTAACTTTATTTGGATTTTTTTCTCTCCACTTTCTTCCACCCTCCTGGATAACATCCTTAAATGCTTTATTTCTTGCCCTCCTAAACTCTGGATTTTTAACATCACCTAAAATCATTTTATAAGCACAGAAATCTTTATAATCTCCCCACAACTTCCATTCACAAAAATGAAACATAGCGTGTTGAGTTGGTGTTATCTCTACAAGATTTGATGGGTCATCAGTTCCACCTCTATGCTTGGGAATGATGTGATGTTTATGTTTCATCTTTAACCAAAGTTACCAGTATTATTTAGTACAATGACACTTGATTTTGCAACCTCCAATCTATCAAAAATAAAACCAAAGTTCAGGACTTCAGGTAACATTTCACAACCACGAAGAAAGGCAGGTTCTACATTGAATGAGATTGGAATGAGCACCAAAGAAACAATTAAATGCGCAACACAAGATGAGTATTTGATTCGACTGTATCATGCTTTTGATAACACTACCGACTCTAAACTTCGTCAGTTCATTTATACAGAGATTCGCAAAATCCACGTCCAAAGAGGAACTTGGTAACAGGAAATTAAAGTTACTCACCTCCAAAGTGTCCTAGTAGTATGACCAACACTACCGACCGCAAGTTTCACAACATCTCCCTTGAAGATCGTGAAATGTTTGCCTACAACGCCGCTTATGAGCGTCGTCAACAACAACTCGCTGCAGTTGCACCCGAACTGCGTATCAAATACTGCTTCGAGTTCCTGAAAGGTTACGTTGCTGAAGGTGACTCTGAAATGGCAAAGCGTTGCTATGATGGTATCGCTAAGTACAGCGAAGTTCTTGACACTTCTGAGGCACACTTCTGATGAAAACCTATCGTATGCTGATTGAGTATTGGGTTCCTGATGAAGATGAGAATCTCTATGAGGAAAAGATTATCCAATCTCGTTCATCTTGTGGTAAAATCGCTGACGATTATCTAGCACAAGACCGCACAAATCTTATCCGTTCCGTTGAAGTTACCCCTGTTTGATTATGATTAACCGAACTGAACTTGAGTTCTTTTTGAATGAGAGGTGTCGTGAAGATACTGACCTTCTCGCTACAGCTATCAGCGAATATGTTTGGGGTTTAGATACAACCAAACTCGCTGAACTTGAGGACTTTCTTGCTAACAACTTTGGAGACGATTGATGACTGACGGTTACACTTTCAATCGCGTTAAGTTCACCAAAGATGAGGAAACTTGCATACTGCGTTTGTTATATCAAGCACGAGATTGTGAGCACTCTGGTATTGATGAAGAATGGAAACCATTGTGTAATGATCTAATCACCAAATACTACAATTCTAACATCAAAGAAGCACAAGACTGGCAAACCCTCTGAATCTCGTCTGAGACTCGCTGAGAACCCAGTCCACCACTCAAGCAAAAACCTGATTTTTCTGCAATTTCACTGCACACGGGTCAAAGGTCATCCACTGCAGTGAAATTACCGATTTTTTCCAAAGTACAAACAAACCTATGAAGTACATCGTTGAACTCTACGTTGGTGGCAAAGTCTTTAAGGAGGAAGTGTATGCTAACTCCCCCAAAGATGCACGCGAGACAGCAACAGCAAGAAATCCTACAGCAAAGGTAGTAGGAGTGAACGTAACTTTCAAGTAATTAAAGTTACTCACCTCTAAAGTGTCCTAGTAGTATGACCACACTTCAAACCATGATTGAGTTTCCCACTCTTCAGTCTAAAGATGGCACAATGCTGGTAGGTTTCTATCCTATTGAAGATTGTTCCAACTATACTCTCAAGGTTCTATCTTGGAAGGGTATTGATACCATCTCTCAAAAGTGTATCACCAAGAAAGATGCAATCCGCGAGATCAATGAGCGTCTTGCAATGGATTATCTTATCACTGGTGATAACATTAACCTGGTGCAAGAATACAACTTTATGGCAGGTGCAGTTTGATGTTTGTCTACGGAGTTTATGCCCGTCTTGATGAATACGAACCTGATGAACTTTATGGTTTGTATGCTAACGAAGAAGACGCATATCGTCGTGCAGAAGAGATGAAACAAGAATACAACGAAGAGTATAAAGACTCTCAGTATTGCGACGTTCAAGTTCACCAACTCAAGGTTCAGTAACTAATGATTTCTCTTCCTAATCCTACAAACAAAATGACACTTACTCAAGACCAACTTTACAAACTCACTCTCATGTATGCCGAGCGAGTTGTTGATAACATGGACATGCGCGATTTGTGTGCATTGGCTATCGACACGATTGTTGACAACATGAATGACTATAAAGAGTCCGAATTGATGGAAGAATTGTCGCACTATTATGATGATGATGAACTGCAAGAATTGGTAGAAAGTGTAACACAAGAGAGTTGAATTAAAGTTACTCACCTCCAAAGTGTCCTAGTAGTATGAGCACTAACCACAATGCCTAAACTAACAACAAACGAAGTATTTGCCAAACTCAAAGTAACTGATTTCAGTGTATTTGAGAAACCTGGTAAAAACAAAGGTGCTCGTGGGCAACTGTTAGAAACTGCCCTGGGAGTTCCTAACTCTTCCGACCTTCAAGATTTGGAGGATGGAGAGATTAAGACTTTCACTGTTGGTGAATCTATTGCTGCCACACAGTTGAAGCATTGTCTATCTGAAATCATCGAAGATGCAGTGTCGTTTGATGATAGTAAGGTTGGGCAGAAACTGAAGCAAACTCTCTACGTTGGTTTCACCCGTGAAAACGATTATGTGGGTTGTGAGATTCTGAATGAGGAAACTCATCCCAAACATTATCAAGAATTGCGTGAGGATTATGAGTTCATTTGTGAGCAGATTCGCACTGCGTTTGAGCGTGGTGTTGAACTTGACCAACTAGGATTTGTGAATCGTAAGGGTGAACCTTCACACACAATTACAGGTCCAAATGGATTGTTGCAGATTCGCACGAAAGCATCTAAAACCAAGCGCAACGATTATACACCTTTGACCTTTACAGATGTGACTTTCAATAACAAAGGAATGGCGTTCTATTTGTGTGGTTCATTCGGTCGCAATCTGTTCTGAATTAAAGTTACTCACCTCCAAAGTGTCCTAGTAGTATGACCAACACACAAACCACCAAGATGACTGCTTCCATCAAAAAGCAACAGCAAATTAAAGAAATTGTAGGTGAGATTGGTGAATTGTTTGGGCAATTGATTGGTAGTCTAATTGCCACCACAATCATCTCGGGTATTTTGTATGCAATTCTTCACTTTCTGATTGGTGCAAGCATCACTTATCTGCAGGTGTTTGGTGCACTTCTGGTTCTTGATTTTATCAAAAACTTTCTCAAAAAGTAATTAAGTTCCGATTCTAGTAGTATTACCCCTGACTTGAAGATGCTTTACACTTCTGGCACGAAACAAAAGAAACAACTTGCATCTCAAGTCTTTGACTGGTTTGCATCACAAACTGATTTGGCGAATGTGAATGTTGAAGTATTCCACACAAATCTAGTTAATGATGGTGTATTTGGTTGGTGTGAACAATCAGACGATGATGAGTTTCTGATTTCAATTCACAACAACTTGAGCGTGTCTGATTATATTATCACCCTGCTACATGAGTTGGTTCATGTTACACAAACTCTTCGTGGGATGTTTGATGACGAAGAGCGTGAGCAAGAGGCACACGAACTAGAGCACACACTATTTGTTAAGTATTGTCTGGGCAATTAAAGTTACTCACCTCCAAAGTGTCCCAGTAGTATGAGCACCACTGAAACCACAAAAACAATGAACTATTACAAAGTAACTGAAATCGAGTTCGATTTCGACTATGAAGATCTCACTCAAGAAGAGAAAGATGAGATTGTAAGTGAAACTAAATCCTGTCTGTGGGATTCACCTGATGGAGAGGAATCTCTTGCAGATGTTATCACTAACAACACTGGTTGGTGTATTAAATCTCTTGCATACAATGTCATCAATTGATTAGTTTTTCACTGCTCGCATCTGTCCTACTTCGTTATCACTTTCACCACTGATTATGCTTGAGATTCTGTTAGCATCCACAATCATCGGAGCAACTGAAATCGCACCGAATGTGTTGCAAATTGACTATCTAACTCCAACACAGCAAATTGTAACTGTTCTGGACAATGTTGAACTTCAAGGTGGAGAAATTGACCATGATTGAAACTGAGTTCTATATTCTTTCCCAGGAACAATACCAAGAAAATCTACAGTTTGCAAATGAACTTGGTGTTAGTATTGATTACTTTCTTCTAGAGTTTTGTGAAATCGAAGGACCATATGTAACGTCCAATTAAAGTTACTCACCTCGAAAGTGTCCTAGTAGTATGACCAAGACTGAAACCCCCAAAATGACTGCTCACTTCGCAAATCTCTTCGCTCAGAATACTGATCTCACTGCCGAGTTTGTGACTGATTTCACCCGTACTTTCAAGTCTTCCATCTTTGACAAGTACACCCGAAATGACGGGAAAGTGTATATCAAGCACAGTGTAGATCGTAACACAAAAGGTGATGTATTCTCTGTCGAAGCAATGATTTATGAATACAAAGGTTGCTGGTGTGGTAATCAGAAATCCTTCGGTAGTTTCAATAACTTTGCTGATGCAATCTCCTGTGCTCGCAATGTCAAACTGTCTGAGGATAGCATCAGTGAGAATGATGCACTTTCTCTGATGCGTAACTGAAACCACCTCTAAACTGTTCTAATAGTATCACCAACACTGAAACCAAAATGACATTCACTGATGCACTTATCGCTTCTGGTTATTTCTTCCAACCTGAAACTGGTGCCTTTTGGAAAGAAGATTGCAACGACAATGTTCACTCTTATGTTGAACAAACTGATGGAACTTGGTCTTATGAAAAGTATAATCAAGATTCCCAACTTGTGACTTGTAAAGTATTCTCTCTGTAGTCGCAATTAAAGTTACTCACCTCCAAAGTGTCCTAGTAGTATGACCAACACACAAACCATGAAACTCTACATCCTCAAAGAAGTCCTCTACGATTATACTGATGGCATGGCAGTTATCGCTGCTGAATCTATGTCTCAATGTGAACAACTCTTTATGGAAAAGTTTGGGTATTTCACTAATTGTAATGGTGAAAGAGTGAAGGATGAAAAAGTACAAAAAGAGTTCAACAATGCTCAAGTTACTGTCATCGAATCTGTAGGAATTGATAAAGCAGGTGTTGTAGAATATGTGTATGGTGGAAGTTAATCAGTGGCAACCAAGAGATTAACATTCAAGTCCCCATCTAAAGTGAAAACAATTCTGTTAATCTTTGCTGTTGCGTTTATACTCTCACCTGGAGTTCGCAACACCACCAGCAGCACATTATACACTGTTGCTGACATCATCTCTCCGAGTAATTAAAGTTACTCACCTCCAAAGTGTCCTAGTAGTATCACCACTGAGTTTTCAACCATGCGCATCATCGAACGTCAAATGAATAAGGCAATCTGTGATTGCAAAGACTGGAAGAATGACAACACTAAAGTCACCTATTCCCCTGAACGTGACGCAAATTATGTTTATCTGCACGGCAATCATATTGCAACGATTGGTGATACCTTCCTTGAACTTTACACCTGTGGGTATAAAACTCCAACCACCAAATCACGTCTCAATTCTATTCTGAAAGTTCACGGAAATGGTGCCCGTATCTTTCAACGTGACTTTGAATGGTTTGTGATTGATAATGGCAACACAGTTCCTTTCACTGAAGGTATGGTGCTTAACTGATGACTGATACTCAAAAGATTGAAGCACTGACTGAACTTTTGAAAGACGTGATGCACACTCTTGAGATGAAACAATATGAGATTGAAGATGCAACTCAGTCTCATCAATGTGAGGTAGAAGCAGATGAGTATCACCAGAAGATGATGGATATTCTTTATAATGAAGCATATACAGAAACGTTTTTCGGTACACCTATCACTCAAGAACAGGTAGGTGATTCTAACTGAGCGCATCAATTAAAGTTACTCACCTTCAAAGTGTCCTAGTAGTATGAGCAACTCCACAATGACCTTTCCCTACATCCACATCGAAACTAGCACTCTTGCTAATCATTCTTCTACTTTCTTCAAGGTGAGTGCTGATACTCAAGACGCATGGATTAACAATATCTTCCATAATTCACGCTATGGAATTTTCTGTCTTGCTGATGGTAAACTGGAACTGATTAGCAAAGGATTGAATACTACTAAGTTCCGTAAGTGTAAGTGCAATGATGAAGAAACTGCACTGACTAAGATTCAACAATGGATCGAAAAGTTCTGATGAATTACCAAGAACAAATTAACATTCTCATCGCACAAACTCTTGAGAAAGTTCAACATCTAAATCCTGAACTTTATGGTCAATGGTATAGTAAACTGTATCATCCCAAGGGTGACAATAATTACTGGAATGTAGAGACGCTTCATATACTCGAACAACTCATTCTTGATTATACACAGTGACCCTACTTATGGGGTCTTTTTTTATGCTTATTTGCTAAAAAAACGTTTTTTTATTAATTAAATGTGTTTTTAAATGTATATGAGTTTTCAACATGTCTGTGGAAAAGTGTATTAAAACTGTGGAATAATACTCTTTAAATCCTTCTAGACCCCTGTACTTGTGTCCTTTAAATCCTTCTGGGTCTTGTTATCTTTGCCTGCAAGATATCACAAACCCGCAAAAATGTCAAGCGCCCCGTCACAAAACCCCCACAATCCCCCCACAAAAACACACAGACCCCTGATAAATACCCCCAGACCATTGACATCCACGCCCACAAGTCTTATAGTACCTCTATACACACAGGAGCGCACTTATGTCCGTTGCATACAATCAAGCACAGAAGGTTCGTTATCGTATTACTCTAGACATTTCTGCGTTTCCTGACTTTGACCCCCATCAAATTGACTGGGAAAAACTATTCAGACTGGAACCTGCAGAAAAGTGTGATGCTTACGTTGAAGACCTAAGTACACCTGATAGATGGTAATTTGGTAGCAATTTATACTAAATAAGGTGTTTTAGTTTTGATAGCATAACCCCCCCTAAATACCCCCAGTTATGCTATCAAAACTATGAGACCACTAAAGTATAAGAATCTAGGGTATGGAGTGATGATACGAGTACCTGAAAGTGTCACTGCTATCCTACCTCAACTGCAAGACGTTATGCAACAGTTAGAGGAGAACGGTGAGGATAGTCGTGAGGTCATCTTACAGGTCCTCAGTGATATTGAAGGACGCATCAATTAAAGTTACTCACCTTGAAAGTGTCCTAGTAGTATGGGGGGGCAAACAAACCACTCCTCACTAACACTCAAGAGAACCACTAAATGTCTCAAACTGTCCTGAACTTCGCTATCGAGAATGCCTTTCAAGTTCTTGCTGCTCAGAGTATGGAACTGTTCGACGCCTGGTATGAGCGTCTGCACGATGTTCAGATGATTGGTGACATTGAGCACACGACAGAAATCGAATCTGAGTGGACAGAATCCAACTGCGAATTGATGCTCCAAGGTGTTATGCCCGCCGCCTGATTATCAGTCTTAAGTAACACTCACTGACCAACACTTTACTGCACTTTTGACCGCATTATGTCCAAGCAAGTTATCCTTTCGATGCTCTCACAAGGTAACACCGGTGACGAACTTTTGTCCATCCTCGATGTTATCGTCGCCGACATTGAAGAGGAGGGTATTAATAGTTGCGCTGAGGTGTTTGCAGTTAACTAACAACTGCACAGTTAACATTCATGACCCTATGAATTTGGGGGTCATTAAACATACCCAATTCACTCACAGTTACTAACACACAAGAACACACAATGCCTAACTCTGCCATCATCTCTCTGCTGGATAGTGCTAACACTGGCACCGAACTTATGCAGATTCTTGATAGTCTGACCAACGACAATCAGCAGGCAGTTGCTTATGCTGAACCCACTGCAGATAGCATCGAGTTCTGATACTAACTGTGCAGTCCTTGTGTATAAGACAAGGACTGCACAGTTTCTTATGTTAACACTCATGACTGATTGATTCTTTATACCTACAATCGTGATTTGACAGTGTTAAGAATTAGCAGTTAATTTATGTTGTTTGTTATTGTTTATAGCGGGCGTTGCGTATATAAAAACGCCCCACTACCCTAACCTACAGAGGTGACAAATCGACCTCTAACTATCACTCTTATAAAAATTTTCCGGAGTAAAAAAATGAGTGTAAAATGGATTCATTCAAACAACCATTCACGTCCAGATAAAAGGACTTTAAAGAAAGGTGGTAAGAAGAAAAAATAATCGCCCCTATTGGAATTTCTGGAAGGTTGTCTTTGCAGGATGGTTAATAAGGTATCCACGGCAGTGCTTTACGATATTCGGAAGTATTGCTGCATTTTTATTTGTACTGATATATAATGCGGCAACAAAATAAAAAGCACTGAAAAAATTTCCGGAAATATTTTTATGACTGAAAAAGTTTATCACATTTATGCAAAGGGTCAGTGCATATATCACAACTTATCAGAGATTAAATTTTCTGAAACCTGGGAGATGATGCACAGAATGATTGATCTTCTTGATTTAGATCTTACAAAAGAGGATTTAAGTTATGAAGAACTTTGTGTGAATAAGGAAGTAGTATTGAACTCTTCTCATTGACAAAAGCATATATAGACTGATAAAATTGATCTGAAGGTTAATTTCACTTATGGCAAAAGGATTTACGATTAAAGCAAATGCACCTAAACCCAAAGAGCAAGAATGGGATTATGATGCAATTAAAGAACGAATGAAAGGCAAGTCAATTGTTTTTTGTCTTCCAGGTAGAGGATGCTCATTTATTTTTCTAAAAGCATTTGTACAACTTTGTTTTGATCTTGTACAAAATGGAATGAGTATTCAGATTTCTCAAGATTATTCTTCGATGGTTAACTTTGCACGATGTAAAGTACTTGGTGCAAATGTACTTCGTGGACCAAAGCAAATTCCTTGGGATGGTAAACTAGAATATGATTATCAACTTTGGATTGACTCGGATATTGTCTTCAACACAGAAAAGTTCTGGCAACTCTGTGATATGGCACTGAATGAGGAAGGGGAAGAAAAGGAAGTTGTTGCTGGTTGGTATGCTACAGAAGACGGTCACACAACTTCAGTAGCACACTGGTTGGAAGAAGATGATTTCCGCAAAAATGGTGGTGTGATGAATCATGAAACCGTTGATTCTATTTCAAAGCGTAGAAAGCCTTTCACTGTTGATTACACTGGATTTGGTTGGGTATTGATTAAGAATGGTGTTTTTGAGAATCTTGAATATCCTTGGTTTGCTCCAAAGATGCAAGTTTTTGAATCTGGTGCAGTTCAGGATATGTGTGGTGAAGATGTTTCATTCTGTCTTGATGCTAAAGATGCGGGTTTTGAGATTTGGTGCGATCCTCGTATTAGAGTTGGACATGAAAAAACTCGCGTAATCTAATGAGTACTTTTTACAATCTTTTATACAGAGGGCGTAAAATTTATACCAATCTCACTATAGAAGACTGTAGTGAGATTTTAGAAAACTTCTCAGAGCGTTATTTCTCGGGAGAAGACATTGATCCAAATGAATTAGAAATGGAGGAAATTGCAAATGGCTAAAGGTGGATCGAATAAGACTATTTTTGAACCTGGTGCACCAAAGAAGACTCGTCAAGGACGTTCTCCTCGTACACTACTGAGTCCAACATCTCGTAATGGACGAAAGAAAAGGTATCGAGGACAGGGTAAATAATATAGATAGAGCAGGGAGACATCCCTGCTTTTTTATTATCAACTTATGGCATATTTAAATCATAATCTACCTACAATCACTTGTTATATTCGCAATGAGTTCCTTTATAATCACAAAAAAGGTCATGGTGAAGTAACTTTATGCGACGTACATACTGTAGCGTCCTTAGAGAAGCACGTACCCCTCTTTGAGGCGTTTTTAGAGAATGGGGTGAACTGGACTCGAAGACCAATTCATGCATTTTGTTGGAAACCTGATGCACCGGCACCTAAACTAGAAGAGTGTATGTGGTGGGATTGTTTTTCCCCTTATATTGATGTTCAAGTTCGCTCTAGATTATCAAATTTGCGTGCAGAACTAATCAATTATCGTGGAGAAAAAAATGAAGGTACATATATGTTTACTCTGGATTGGTCATGGGAATCAAAATCAACCTTAAATACTAATTTTAGTGAGACACCAGAGCATAAATGTGCTCATTTTTTCAAAATGGATAATGGAAATTTCTATGCATATCCTAATAATAAAATTTTATGGTATGATGATGCATGGACTAAGAATAGAATTACTCAAAATCCAGGGTATGAAATTGATTTGACCGAATATTCAGTGGAAAATCGTCGTAAAATTGAAACTTCCGATGATTTTATGTATGAAATTGTCAAATTAGGGATAGCAACCCCGTAAAAAGTTCTGATTTTAACAAATCAGGAGCAAGCAATGACTAAAAAAGTCGATAAAGATCAAGATTTTATGAAAAATGAATGGGGAACTCAATATTTAAGTAGTGAATATGGTTGGGAGAGTCAAATTGAAAAGCAAAAAATGCTTCGTGAAATTGCAAATGATGAATTAACTCCCAAAAAACACGATTTTTACCATCAAAATGAAATTCACTCAAAAATTCGCAATGATGAAGACTATGATGACTGGGGATATGGAACAGAACCTCTTTATGAATCTAAAAAACCCGAATAAATAATACAGATTTTATACATTTTTATGCCTGTAGAGCGGGTCAATAGCGGATTTAAGGACCTGAGTATGACATTTCAGGCCAATCCTATCAATTATGATTTAATTGCTCTGAAAAATGAGACTGCTATTGCTCGCTCTATTCGAAATTTGGTACTTACTTATCCTGGAGAAAGATTTTTTAACGAAAATCTAGGTTCAAAAGTAAGTCGTTCTCTTTTTGAAAATATTGATGAAATGTCTGCATCAATTGTTAAAGATGAAATTGAGACAACTATCCAGAATTATGAACCAAGAGTAGATTTAATTGATGTGATAGTAGTTCCTAATTATGATAACAATGAATTTAATGTTACTGTTAATTATAAAATTATCGGAATTAATGTTCTTCCGCAACAATTATCATTTGCACTTCAGCCAACACGATAAATGGCACTAGTTAATTTTACAAATCTAGATTTCGACCAAATAAAAAGTTCAATTCGCGAATACTTAAGAGCGAATTCGAATTTTACTGATTATGATTTTGAAGGATCTAATCTTTCAACTCTAATTGATGTTTTAGCATATAATACGTACATTACCTCATATAATGCTAACATGGTTAGTAATGAGGTTTTTATTGACAGCGCAACATTAAGAGAGAATGTCGTCTCTTTAGCAAGAAATATTGGATACGTTCCAAGATCAAAAACATCTTCAAGAGCAAACATTTCTTTCTTTGTTGACACAACTGGTTTTACCACAAAACCAATTACTTTGACTTTAAAAAAAGGGACAGTTTGTACATCCAATAGTTCTTTTGGTAATCAGAATTATTCATTTACAATCCCAGAAGATATCACTAAACCTGTCGTAAATGGAATTGCTTTATTTGAAAACATAAACGTATATGAAGGAACGTTTTTAGTCAAATCTTTTACAGTTGATTCTAATAATCCTAATCAAAAATTTATTTTAGATAATTCTGACATTGATACGCAGTCTATATCAGTAACAGTTCGGAATACTCAATCTAGCACAGTAAAAAGAAAGTTTACTTTATCTTCAAGTCTTTTGGATGTTGTTTCAACATCTAACGTGTTCTTTATTCAAGAAATTGAAGACCAAAGATATGAACTAATTTTTGGTGACGGTGTTTTTGGTACTAAACTGGATAGTCAAAATTATATTGAGGTTTCTTATATAACTTCGTCTGGACAGGATGCAAATGGTGCTTTTGCATTCAACTTTAGTGGAAGAATAGTCGATAATAATAATCGTGTTGTTAACACCGGTATTTCTCTAATCACAACAAATACTGAGGCAAGAGGTGGTGAAAATATAGAGTCAGTAGATTCTATAAAAAAATATGCACCAAGAATCTATGCAGCACAAAATAGAGCAGTAACTGCTACTGATTATGAAACGATCATACCTATGATTTATCCAGAAACAGAGTCAATATCTGTTTTTGGTGGTGAAGATTTAAGTCCACCAAGGTATGGAAAGGTTTTTATATCAATTAAACCAATTAATGGAACATTTGTCTCAACTCAAGTTAAAGACAATATCAAAAATAGTTTGAAAAAATATAGTGTAGCGGGGATTGTACCAGAAATTCTAGATTTAAAATATCTTTATGTTGAGTATGATTCTTCAGTATATTATAATGTGAACTCTGCTCCAAGTTCTGATTATTTAAAAACAATAGTTTCCCAAAATATTAATTCTTATACCAACTCTACAGAATTAAATAAATACGGCGCAAGATTTAAATATAGCAAATTTTTGAAATTGATTGATGATAGTCATGTATCAATTACCTCTAATATTACAAAAATTATTATTAGAAGAGACTTAAGACCGTTATTAAATCAATTTGCCGACTATGAAATTTGCTATGGAAATGCATTTCACATTAATAAGATGAATGGATATAATATTAAATCATCTGGGTTTAGTGTTGGTTCTGTAGCAGGAACTCTTTATATGTCAGATATTCCAAATTCAGATGGAAAAACCGGAAGAATATTCTTCTTTAGAATAACTTCTAATAATAATCCAATAGTTGTAAGAAACAACGTTGGAACAATTAATTATGAAAGGGGAGAAATTATTCTAAACCCAGTCAATATTACTTCGACTAAAAAATCAATCGGAGGAGAACCAATTATTGAAATTTCAACATCGCCAAAATCAAATGATGTTATTGGGTTGCAAGATTTGTATCTACAATTGGATGCTTCCTCTAGTGTGTTAAATATGGTATCAGATGATATATCTTCAGGATCTGATATTTCAGGATCATCATACACAGTAACTTCAAGTTATTCAAACGGAGACCTCGTAAGAATATAAAATGAAAGAAACAAGAATCAAAATTAGTTCGGTTATCGAAAATCAACTTCCAGAGTACGTAAAAATCGAGTTTCCTCTCGTATCAGAATTTTTAAAGCAATATTATTTGTCTTTAGAAACTCAAGGGGCTTCTTATGATCTAATACAAAACATTGATGATTATATAAAAGTTGATAGATTAACAAATTTAGTAGATTCTACAGTACTTACATCAAATATTTCATTTTTTGATACTACTATTAATGTGGTTTCTACCTCTGGATTTCCAGATTCTTATGGTCTCCTTTTAATTGATTCTGAAATAATTACATACACAGAAAAGACACCCACATCTTTTATTGGATGCGTAAGAGGATTTAGTGGGATAACTTCTCTAGATAAGACATTTACTTCAAATGACTTAATTTTTTCAGACTCTTTGTCAGCAGAGCATACTACTCAATCCAAAGTAAATAATCTTAGTATTTTATTTCTTCAAAAGTTTTTTAAGAAATTAAAAGTTCAGTTTACTCCTGGATTTGAAGATAGAGAGTTTTATTCTTCTTTAAATGAAGGATTGTTTCTTAAACAGGCAAAAGACTTTTATTCTTCAAAAGGGACAGAAGGATCTTTTGAAATTTTATTCAGGTCTTTATATGGAAAAGACGTTGAGGTTATTAGACCTCAAGACTATTTGATTCAACCATCAGACGCTCAATATAAAATAACAAAAGACCTAGTAGTTGAATCAATTGAAGGAGATATTTTAAGTTTATTAAATGGAACAATATATCAGGATCAAAATTCTTTCTTATCAAAAGCAAGAGGAACAGTAACCCAGATTGAAAAGATTCAAAGAGGAGAAAAAGAATATTATGTTATTAGTTTAGATGCAGGATATCAAAGAGACATTGACGTTGAAGGAACTGTTTTTGGAGAATTTTCAATTCATCCCAAAACACTATTAATTACAAACATTACCAATACTGAAATAAATTCTGATACATTTTCTCCAAGTTCAACATCTCTTGACGTTGATTCTACTGTCGGATTTCCTCAATCAGGAAAACTTTTAGTAGATTTGGAGAATGGAACTCAACTCACAATTACATATGATGATAAAACTCTCACACAATTTTTAAATTGTTCAGGAATCATTCAAGCGATTCCGATGGGTTCTGAAATTAAGTCCGATGCTTATGCATATGGTTTTAATGGTTCCAATGTTATTAAGTTTAGAATAACGGGGGTACTCTCTGGTTTAGAAGTATTAGATAAAAATTCGGAATTTTCTTCAGGAGATCCTATTGTTATTAAAACTTTAGGAGACTCTTTGGGTGAGCATAAATTTAACAACTGGTTCTTCAATTTATCAACAACATACCAATCAGAGTCTGTACAATTATTAGATTCTTCTAACAATTCTTATATAATTAATTTTTACGATGAACACTCTTTTGTTATTGGGGATAATATTTCGGCTCTTCCATCATATGGAAGACCAGGAACAGAAGTGTTTGCAACAGTTGTATCTTTTAATAATAAAAAATCAATAGTAGTATCCAGTCAAACAACTCTTGATTTAACTGCCAATTATGATGTAAGAAAAATATTATCAAGATTAGAGTCAAATAATTATCCAAATTTAATAGAATATACCACAAACGTTCAAAATGTCTACGCAGACGACCAAAAATCTCTTTATGTTGCTGCACCATCTCTTCCAACATATTTAAATCAAAAGATTAATGTAAATGATAAGTCAGTATTCTTTTCAGGGACTTTTGATGGAACTGATTTAAATATTGGGATACATCCCTTTTATACAGGGGATCAAGTATTTTATAGGTCGAGCACAGGTTCTGGATCTCTTTCTGGAATAAGCGACGGATTTTATTTTGTAAAAAAGGTCAATCAAACAACCATTAGAATTTCAAAGAGTAGACCAAATTTATATTCAAATAAATTTTTATCAATATCTGGAACAGCACAAAATCATAAATTAGAATTTGGTTCTTTTGTTTCTGAAGGTTCTTTGCAGACTAAAGAATTAGAACCACAAAAACTTGTAAGAAAAATATCAAATCCATTAGATACTAATGACCAGGATTATAAAACTAATTTTGGATCAACTGGAATTTTGGTAAATGGTGTTGAAGTTCTTAATTATAAATCAAAAGACAGCATTTACTATGGTTCATTAGAATCTATTTCTCCAATATCTTCTGGATCGGGTTATGATATTATAACTCCACCTGTTCTACAAATACCCGATGCAATAGGATCAGGAGCAACAGCACATTGTTCTGTTAAAGGATCTTTAGAAAGAATTGATATTGTTTATGCTGGATTTGATTATTTAAATGAGCCCTCTATATCAATTTATGGTGGAAATGGATTTGGTGCTAAGGCTAAAGCAAATTTAATTTCATTTGACCATTATTCAGACATAAACGCCAATCAAACTTCTGGTGCTATTAATTCATCCAATTCGACCATAATTTTTATTGAAGATCACAAATTCAGAGATTATGAGCAAGTTGTATATGATCCACAAGGACAAACTGTTGTTGGTGGTCTTTCGACAAATTCTTCATATTATGTTTCTATTATTGACTCCAAAAAAGTTAAACTTCATAGAACATATTCCGATAGTATTTTAGGAATAAACACAATATCTGTTACCAATACAGGAAACGGAATTCATAGATTTAAATCTACAAATAAAAAGAAAAAAATAGGTTCAATATCAATAATTGATTCTGGAATTAATTACGAAAATAAGAAAACAACAACAATTTCTTCTGGGATTGACACTGCATCAAATACCATAAGAATTACTAATCATGGATACAAAAGTGGTGAAATTGTAACATATGATTATACAAACAACCCAATCGTTGGATTATCTACCGCTTCTACTTATTATGTAACAAAAATAGATGATGATAATTTTAAATTATCTTTGGTAGGTATAGCAACAACTCAAGCAAAAGACATTAATTATAAAACTCAAGAGTATGTAAACTTTACTGATTCCGGAAATGGCACGCACATATTTAACTATGAACCAATTTCGGTTGTTGTATCCGGAGCTATTGGAATTTCTACATTAGTAAATCAAAATTTTAATGCAGTTTTACAACCAATCTTTAGGGGAAGTATTGAATCTGTTCATATTCAAGATGGTGGGGCATCTTATGGATCGGAAGAAATTTTAAATTATAATAGACAACCAGAATTTTTACTTCTAAATGGCGAAGGAGCTCAATTGACTCCGATTGTTAACAATGGAAGCATTGTTGATGTGATTATTAATAATCCAGGAAGTAATTATAATTCATCACCAAATCTAGTAATTAATGGATCGGGTGGTGGAGCAATATTAACTCCAATAGTTTCAAATGGAGCAATATCCTCGGTTAAAATAATATCTGGAGGAATTGGGTATTTAAATTCCAATACAACTATTGATGTTTTATCTGCTGGACTAGGAGCAAAATTTGAAGCAAATATTAAATCTTGGAATATTAATTTAGTAGAAAGATATTTACAGACAAATCAAATTACAGATGATGATGGTATTTTAGATGAAAGTTTTTCTAACTTTGGGTTGCAATATTTCCACGCATACTCTCCAAGAAAATTAAGATCATCTGTATTAGCAAGAAGATATAAAGATGGTGAAGTTTTTTATGAACCCGATTTAATATTTGATAATGGGAAAGAAACAACTTCAATATCACATTCTCCCATTATTGGATGGGCTTATGATGGAAATCCAATTTATGGTCCATATGGGTATTCTGATATAACTGGAGGACCCATTAAATCAATGGTCTCGGGTTATAAATTAAAATTACAATCAAAAAGACCAAGTACTTCAATATATCCAATAGGAACTTTTGTTGAGGATTATGAATATGTTGGTGGAGGAGATCTTGATGAATATAATGGAAGATTTTGCATAACTCCCGAATATCCAGATGGAATATATGCGTATTTTACAACTATCAATACCTCTGTAGAATCTACAGGTGCATTTAAAAACTATAAATTGCCATATTTTCCATATTTTATTGGAAATTCTTATAAGTCAAAACCAATAGAATTTAATTTCCTTAAATCATCCAATCAAACAGTAATCAATGTAAATGAGTCTGGTTGGGTTAGAAATACGACACCATACAATATTACAAAATCTACTAGTGGATATCAATTTTTATACGATCCCAATAAAGTTAGAACACAGATTTCTCAAGCAAAATCAGTTTCTAAAGGACAAATATCCTCTATAGGGATTGTTACTGGTGGAAAAGACTATCAGGTAAATGATAAGATAATTTTTAAAGATGCGGATATTTCATCTAGAAAGCCAAGAGCGAGTGTATCTTTCTTAAAAGGAAAAGAAATAAACTCCGTTAGTGTATCTTCAACTCAAATTTCTAATGCAGAATTTTATCCAATATCTTTAAGTGGCGGAAATTATGTTGCATTTTCGACATCTGTACACAACTTTAGTAATTTAGATACCATTATCATTAACTCTAATTTTGAATCAGAAAAAATATCTAAAGTTTCAAAAAGTGTTAATATTTTATATTCTTCGGCAGGAATAGGATCAACTAACTACACTGGTTTGGTCACATATTTTAATGTATCAGGTAATCTTCAAGACACTTTTATAAGAGAAAATGATATATATCAGATTGGAAATGAACAAGTTAAAATATTAAATATTGATCTACTTTCCTCAAGGGTGAGAGTTCTTAGAAACCAAAATGGAACTTTAGGAATTTCTAGTTATTCTGTTGGAACTGCTTTAACAGAAGTTAGTAGGAAGTTATATTTTACATATAGTGTTGAAAATGAGTATAATCATAAATTAAATAAAGAACTTTATTTTAATCCTGTCGAGTCTCTGGGAATAGGAACAACAGCAGGTCCTGGGATATCTACTACTTTAATTTTCTCAAATCCCGGAGTTGGTGCAACCCAGATATCGATTCCAACAAAATCGATTTATATTCCAAATCACAAATTGGAATCAGGTGATGAACTCATTTATTCATTTAATGGTGGTTCATCGATATCAGTGTCTGATAATGGAATTACTCCATATTCCTTATCAAATAACTCCATAGTCTATGCAACCAAATTAACTTCCGATCTTATTGGAATTAGCACATATCCTGTTGGACTTGGAACGACAGGATCTTACGTTGGTATTGGATCAACTGCAAGTCTTCTATACTTTACTGGTGTTGGTTCTGGTCAGAATCACAGTTTTAGAACAAATTACAAAAACATTCTTACTGGAGATATTAGTAAGAATGAAGTGACAGTTTCTACAGCAACAACTCATGGGTTAAAATTAAATGATTTTGTTAAAATAGAGGTAATTCCTGGAATTTCTACGCAAATTTCCGTTTCTTATAACGAATATAATCGTAGAATGGTAGTTGGGGAGAAACAGTTTGTAAATTCTGACGTGAATATCTCCGATGATACAATTACTTTAAAAAATCATGGATTATATACAAGTCAAAAGGTCATTTATAAATCAGCGTCTCCTTCTGGCGGATTACAAAACGAAGGAATTTATTATGTGGTTGTTGTAGATAATGATACAATAAAATTATCAAATAGTTACTACTATTCTTCCAGAAAAGAAAGAAATATAGTAAATATAACTACAACTTCTTCTGGTTCTATTCTTCCGGTAAACCCCCCAATAGAATTAGTAAGCAAAAATACATTAGTTTTTGATCTTTCAAGTTCATCGCTTTCATTTACAAATAATGGAATTTTATATTCAGCTTTTGATTTTGATTTTTATACTGATTCCGATTTTAAACATAAGTTCAATTTTACAAATTCAAAGAACATTGAAGTTGTAAAAGAAGGAAGAGTTGGAATTGACACAAATGCTAAAGTTTCTTTAAGACTAAATGATTCGACACCACAAAAACTTTATTATAAGTTAACACCAATAAATCTCAATAATCTTCCTTCCATCAAACAACAAATTATTATTGATGATGAAGTTTTTGATAGAAATTCAATCAGCGTTACACAAAGTTCGTATAGTGGTGAACATACTGTTGCTGGAATTTCTTCAAGTTCTTTTAATTATATTTTAAATACTTTGCCAGAGAAATCAAACTATGATAAAACTAATGCAAAGTTAAGTTACATCACAAATTCTACAAACGCTTATGGGGAAATTAATAGAATTAATGTTGATTATGTCGGATTTAACTTAACTTCAATACCAGAAATTGATAGAATATCGTCAAAAATTGGCAATGGTAGTATATTAGAGGTTAAATCTAATAATATCGGAAATGTTTTAAAAACGAAAATAGATGATATTGGATTTGGTTATTCAAATGATTATTCTATAAAACCAACGGCAAAACTTCCAGATATTTTAAAAATACTTCCACAATCATCATTTAAAGCAATCGGCGTTACTTCTGTCGGTAAAGGATATTCTACATCTCCAGATTTAGTTGTTTTGGATGGACTCACTGATAGATTGATTTCTGATGTTGACATTAGATATGATATTAACACCAAAACAGTTAAAATTGTTAAAAATACAAAAGGGTTAAACAATAAAACGCCAAAAATAATACCAGTTAATAATACAAATGGAATCAAAATTAATTCTATATCTTTTATTCCGTCATCTAAAGATGTAGTTGTGACATTGGGTGCAAGTTTTAGTAATGCAAGTGATTTTCCTTTCCAAATAGGTGATAAAGTTTTAGTTGAAAACGTTAGCGTTGGAGTTGGTACAACTGCAAAAGGTTATAATTCGTCGAGTTATAATTATACCTTGTTTACTATAGTAAACACTGACCCCAACATTGGGGGAGTAGGTGCAACCGTATCTTATAATCTTTCAAATTATCTTTCGAATGGGGAAGTCCCTGGAACTTTTAATTCTGAAATTTCTTCAGGAAAAATTATACCAGAAAAATATTTTCCAATATTTGATATAACTTTAGAAAAAAATACATTTAACATCGGAGAAAAAGTTTCTTCTGGGGCAATAACTGGAACCGTTATTGATTGGAATAAAGATACCGAGACATTAAAAGTTTCTTCAAGAGAATCTTTTGAAGAAGGAATCGAAATAGTTGGAGAATCTTCGTCTTCTAGAGGAATTATTTCCAATGTCACTTCATCAAACTGCAGTTACATTGTTGGATCATCTTCGACAGTAAGTAAAGGTTGGCAAAAAGAAACTGGATTCTTAGATAATCAGTTCCAAAGAGTTCATGATAACGATTATTATCAATATTTTTCATATGCTTTAAGATCCGAAGTACCATTGGATAATTGGGAAAATGCTGTAGGCAATCTCAACCATACAGCAGGATTTAAAAAATTTGGTGATTTGATTATTGAATCATCTTCAACTATTTCTGGTATGAGTACAGAACAGAATTTGGGAGATATTTCTGGAATTGCAGATCTTTCTGAAGTAATTGATTTAAATTGTGTATATGATTTTGATATTGTTAAAGAAAACAATTTCAATATTGATAATCAAGTCAAATCCGATGAAATAATATTCAACTCTCGTATCATTCAAGATTATATTGAGTCTATTGGTAATAGAGTTTTGCTAATAGATGATATTAGTGATGAATTCAATAGTGAACCAAGACCCACGCAATTTAGTGTTGTTGATAGTTTTTCCTTAGATTCAAGATCAATCAAATACTTAACTTTCGTCGAAGATACAAGATATACTTCTCAAAAGCAAGTATCTTTAGTTTCTCTCATTCACGACGGAACAAATGCATATATCAATCAATATGGAGTAAATAACACCTATTATGATATGGGTTCCTTTGATTTCTCAATTATCGGAAATGAGGGAAATCTCTTGTTCTATCCGACAAAATCTAGAATTAACAATTATAATGTAAGTCTAACTTCTTTTGATATTAGAGATACTATAACTTCTATTGGTTCAACAAACCTTGGAAATTCTGTTTTTATTGGATCTGCGACAACTAGCATTGCTTCAGGAATTTCTTCCTCAATTACTATCGTTGGAATAGCATCTACATATAGGTCTTCAAAAGTTCTTGTTCAAATTGGAGCAACAAATTCCACATATAATGAATTTAATGAATTTACTCTGATTCATAATGGGTCTGAAGTTATATTACAAGAATATGGACAATTAAATACATCAAGTTTGACATCATACTCTTCTGTTGGAATTGGTACATATCATGCATATTATTCTGGAAGTAATATCAACATCGACTTAATTCCATATAGTTCTACAACTACACAATATAATATAAATTCGGTAAGAGTTTCGATTGCAAATACTCTCTCCACTGGTATTAGAACAGAATCGTTTAATAATTCAACTTTATCTTCTCATTATACTTCAATTGGTTCTTCAGCAACACCTGGAATATCGACAATTGCCTCTTATAATACATTAGTTCATAATGGGGCATATTATATTGTAAGCATTGAAGATTTAACAAATAATCAATATCAAGTATCAGAAGTTGTTGTTGCAAATGAAGTATCTGAAGTATATGTATCTGAATTTGGAATTATTCAAACAAACTCTTCTATTGGTTCAATTGGTGCAACAATTACTTCTGGAGGAAATGTAAGTCTCTTATTCACACCAAATGCAAATATTGATGTCCAGGTAAGAACCTATCAAAATGCTATAGGACTTATTAACGCTTCAGTTCCTTACAAAGAAATTGATTTTACAAATAGTTTTATTAGAACTGGTTATGGATTCTATACGGGTTCAGAGATTGATGTAAAGAGACAATTCTCCCTAACTCATAAGAAAAATCCAATATTTGAAAGATATTTCATTGGAAATAGTCAAAGTGTTGTAGATGTTGGTGACGATACGATTACTATTCCAGATCACTTTTTTGTGACTGGTGAAAAAATTGAATATAAATTTGCAGGAGCAGGAACAGAACAAGCAATAGGAATAGCAACAACATCAATTGCTGGTGTTGGTACAACTGATAAGTTACCATCCACTCTCTATATTGTCAAAGATAGTGATCTAAAAGTTAGAGTTGCTGCTTCTGCTTCTGATGCACTTCTTGCAGTTCCAAAAACTTTAGATATTACCAATGTTGGAGTAGGAACAGTACATAGGTTCGTAGCAACTAATCAAAATGCAAGAGTTTTGATTAGTATTGACAATTTAATACAATCTCCAATAGTTTCAACATCAATTACCTCAAAAACAACCAAAAATATTTCTCTTGCCGATCAGGAAATTATTTTCTCGGGAACTGTTTCATTTTTTGGTGGAGATTTAATTAAAGTTGATAATGAAATTATGAGAATTGATTCCGTAGGCGTTGGATCGACTAATGCTGTTCTTGTGGAAAGAGCTTGGATGGGAAGTGGTATATCTACTCATGCAATCAATTCAACTATAGTTAAAGTTGCCGGCGATTATAATATTGTTGATAATGATATACACTTTATAACTGCGCCATATGGTCCAACTCCAATTGGGTCAACTACAAATCCACCAGATAGTATAGATTTTGTTGGAATTGAAACTCATTCAACTTTCAGTGGAAGATCCTTCATAAGATCTGGAATTAGTGGTGGAAATGAAGATGCATATTCCAAAAATTATATCTTTGACGATATTTCAAATAATTTTAATGGTATTTCCACATCTTTCACATTAAAATCGAATGGATCTAATATTTCTGGAATTTCAACAAGTAATGCAATAGTTCTTATTAATGATATTTTCCAAGGTCCAGTAAGACTTGGTGCAATAAGTGTTCCTAGTGATTATGATTTGTTAGAAAACTCAGGAATAAGTTCAGTAACATTTACGGGAACTATATCGTCCACATCTTATGATATTAATTCGGGTAGTGTTCCTCGTGGTGGTGTAATTCTATCCGTAGGATCCACTGCCGGATTTGGTTATCAACCTTTAGTTTCTGCAGGGGGAACTGCTATAGTTTCTTCGGGAGGAACCATCCAATCAATTAGTATTGGAAATAGTGGGTCTGGTTATAGGTCAGGTGTACAAAATATAGTAAATGTTGGAGTTGCAACTTCTAGCACTGGTATTCCAAACATAGAATTTATTGGAACAGCATCAATTAGTGGTGGACATATTGTAAGTGTAGCAATCACAAATCCAGGAACTGGATATACGTCATCAAATCCTCCATTAGTAATATTCGATGACCCGCTATCATATTCAAATATTCCTTTAGTATACAGCTCTACGTCAAGTGGAGTTGGTACGGAGGCAACTATTGATATTGTTGTTGGGCAAGGGTCAAGCGTAGTTTCTTTTGAAATCAAAAATACGGGATATGGTTATGACCAAGATGAAGTTCTTACCGTTGCTATTGGGGGAACTGTAGGAATTCCGACAAACACCTCATTGACTTTCTCTGAATTCCAAGTAGCAATTGAAAAAACATTTGATGATGAGTTTAAAGGATGGTCTATTGGAGATCTTCAAGTTATAGATTCTATAGATTCTTTATTTGATGGAAAGAGAGTTTCTTTCCCAATTAGAATTAACGGAGAGCAAACTACTATTAGGTCTAGAAGGGGATCAAATGTAGAGGTAAAATCAAACTTACTTATATTCATCAATAATATTCTCCAAGTTCCAGACCAGTCATATTTCTTTAATGGTGGAAGCATAATTACATTTAGTGATGCACCAAGACCAGGAGATTTGTCCAAAATTCTTTTCTACAGAGGAAGTGGTGACGTTGATACATTAAATGTCGATGTACTAGAAAGTGTTAAAGAAGGTGACACTTTACGAATCAATAGTGATATTGAAAGATTGAAACAAACTTCTAGACTCGTTACAGACGTTGTTTCGACAGATATTGTGGAAACTAATGTTTATGCGGGTTCTGGGGTAACTGAAGATGAAACTTTATTGAGACCAGTTATTTGGTGCAGACAAACAGAGGATAAAATTATTAATGGTCAGCAAATAACAAAAGATAGAATTCTATATGAACCATTGATTAATCCATTTACAAATATTATACAGAATATTTCAGTTGGTTCAACTCAAATTTTTGTAGAGAGTGTAAAAACATTCTTTGACAGTGCCGACGAGTATTTGCAAGATGGAACCACGGAAAAACCACAAAAGAAAATTATCATCATCTCTCAAGATCAACTAGTGTCTGCCGCAGCAACCGCAGTTGTTTCTGTAGCGGGAACTATTTCTTCTGTTGTAATTTCTGATGGTGGAGTTGGATATACAACAAATCCAAGTGTTATTATTGAAAACCCTGTTGGTCTTGGAACAACTCAAAGAGCAACAGCAACTTCAGTAATATCTGTTGGAGGAACTGTTTCTACAATATCAATATCAAGTCCAGGAACTGGATATACTATATCATCTCCCCCAGGTGTTTTAATTGATTCTCCTAAGATAGTAAAGGAAATAGTTGATAATGTTTCATATGAAGGTGATTTTGGTATTATTAGTGGAATAAGCACAGTTTCTGTGGGGGTTGCATCGACTGGTTTAGTATTTGATTTCTTCATTCCAAAGAATTCATTCTTAAGAGACACTGCGATAAACAACGTTGGAATAGCAACTACTGGAATTAGTGGAATACAAACTGGATACTATTTTGTTGTATATAATTCAAATGTTGGCAATGGACTTACCTCAATTAACCAAAGCGGTTCTGTTGTAGGTTTGGGAACCACTTTTATAGATAATGTATATCAGGTTGCTGCAGTTTCTATTGCACAAACACACGCGGTTGGCGTTGGTTTAACATATGTTGCTAGAGTAACCGTTAGTGTTCAAGGATATAATAATTTGAGTGGAATTGGATATAGTAATTTTTATGGAGAATACAGTTGGGGAAGAATATCTATCCCAGCTAGAACTAATCCAAAGTCGTTTAATTCTTATAATAATGGTCTTGTTGGTATATCGACTTCTGCAAAGATTCAAAGATACAATCCACTCAAATACCAAAATTATGCTTCATAAATAATTAAAAACTTCTAGAAATGTCTGCAATAATAACTGATCAGTTAAGAATTTTAAATGCAAAGAATTTTGTTTCGACAGCAACCTCGTCTACAAATTCTTACTATGCTTTTGTGGGATTACCAAACGCAACTGATTATTCTTCGACTTGGGATGTTACTCCTCCTGCACCGAAAGATAATTTTGATAATGAAGATGATTATTGGGACACGATGATTGCTCTTAAAAAAATTGGAGAGGATGATATTAAACAGGTTGTCCGTAAAGTTCAATGGACAACCGGAACAACATATGATATGTACCGTCATGACATTAGCAGAACAAATCCATCAAAACCATCTGGTGCAGTAAGTTTATATTCTGCAAATTATTATGTTGTAAATAGTGATTATCAAGTTTATATTTGTTTGTATAATGGAACCTCTCCAGAAAACCCAGAAGGAAGACCTTCTCTAGATGAACCAACATTCGTCGATCTTGAACCAAGGTCTGCAGGGACTAGTGGAGATGGGTATATTTGGAAATATTTGTATACAATTAAACCAAGTGATATTATTAAATTTGATTCTATTAATTTTATTCCGGTACCAAAGAAATGGGAATCTAACACCGAAAATTCGGTAGTCAGGAATAATGCTTCAACAAGTGGGCAATTAAAAATTGCAACTATCAAAAATCGTGGAGTTGGATTAGGAACTGCAAATCAAACTTATACACGAGTTCCAATTAAAGGAGATGGGAGTGGGGCAGAATGCACAATAACAGTTAACAATGATTCCAAAGTAGATTCTATCACAGTAACAAAAGGTGGTTCTGGATATACTTACGGTACTGTAGATATTAATTCCGGCAATGTCCCTACAGGAAGCACATCCCCATCTTTTGATGTTATTATTCCCCCTCAAGGCGGACATGGTGCAGATATCTATAGAGAATTGGGTGCTTATAATGTAATTATATATTCTAGAATTGAGAATGATTTAGAAAATCCAGACTTCATCGTTGGAAATCAAATTGCTAGAGTGGGAATAGTAGAAAACCCCAAAGCATATAATTCATCTTCTCTTCTGTCTCTAGATAAAGCAAGTGCGGTCTATGCTTTAAAATTAACAGGTATTGGATATAGCAGTGCATCATTTCCCGCAGATAGTAGAATCACCCAAACAGTAGGAACGGGAGTAACATCTATTGGTAGAGTGGTATCTTACGACCAAAATACAGGGGTTTTAAAATACTGGCAAGATAGGTCACTTGTTGGATTTAATACTGATGGTTCTGCGAATACAACTCCGACATATGGATTTAATCTGAATAGATTTACTACTAATGTAAGCACCGGAGGAACAACAGTTGTTATTGGAACTAACAATTCACTTTCAATAGACACAAACTTTACAGGTATATCAACTGTAATAAATAATAGAACATACTACCTGGGTCAGTCATTTACAAATGGTATATCAAATCCAGAAGTCAAGAAGTATTCTGGAAATGTTATTTACGTTGATAACAGACCTTCGATAACTAGATCATCAAATCAAAAAGAAGATATCAAAGTCATTTTGCAATTCTAAAGAATTATGCCACAGGAAACTAACCTCAACGTCTCTCCATATTTTGACGATTTTGATCCTCAAAAAAATTATTACAAGGTTTTATTTAAACCTGGATATCCTGTTCAGGCTCGCGAATTAACTGGATTACAATCAACTCTTCAAAATCAAATTGAACAGTTTGGTAATCATATCTTCCGAGAAGGATCGGTTGTTATTCCTGGAGGAATTAATTATCTAAGGCAAGTTCCCGCAGTTATTGTCGAAAATACTTTCAATAATGTAGATGTAGATGCATATATTGATAATCTTCTTAACAAAGTTATTGTAGGTCAGGATTCTGGAGTTAAAGCAAAAGTAATTTATATTTTAAAGAAAAATAACGCAGATAACAATAATACAAATACAGTACTTTATTTAAATTATTTAAATACCAGTGAAAATGGCAATAGTCTCTTTAGTGATGCTGAAAATTTATTAACTGAGGAAACTGTATCTCCGGGATTTTCCGAAATAACTCCGATACAAGCAAATCAAGCATTTGCAACCACAATAAACACTCAAGCATCTATTTCAGGATCGATGGTAATCCTGTCTGAAGGTGTTTATTTCTTAAGAGGTACGTTTGTTAATGTAAATTCTCAAACATTAATACTCGATCATAATTATAATTTTTCCACTTATAAAGTAGGACTTAGAATATTTGAAGAGATTGTAAATTCTGACATTGACGATTCTTTAGTTGATAACGCTAAAGGATTTTCAAATTATGCAGCTCCTGGCGCAGATAGATTAAAAATTACAGCAAATCTAGAAAAATTATTTATTAGTGATACTAATACTGATAATTTTGTAGAACTTTTGAGAATAGAATTTGGGCAAATATCTAGAAAAAATACAAATACTCAATATAATGAGTTATCCAATGAATTTGCAAGAAGAACATATGATGAGTCTGGAGACTATTACGTAAAACCATTAAAAGTCCAAATTAAAAATTCACTCAACGATAGAAAAAGTAATGATGGAATTTTTAATGAGGGTCAACTAACATATCAAAATAGTGTCCCTTCGGATAATCTTGGTTGTTATAAAGTATCTCCAGGAAAAGCCTATGTTAAGGGTTATGAAGTAGAATTATCGTCTTCTACTGTAGCAGATTTTGAAAAACCAAGGACTACAAAAACTCTCAATACCCAAAGTATTATATACTCTACAGGCGCAACTTACTCTTTAAATAGAGTATATGGATCACCTTCTGTTGGAATTTCTACATTTACTGTCAGTTTAAGAGACAGTAGATTAGGAATTAACACATATTCTTCTTCTGGAAAAGAAATCGGTGTTGCTAGGGTATATGATTTTGCCCTAGAA